TGTGTCGGTTACAAAAATATTAAAGGAGGTAACAATGAGTAAGCAAACTGCAATTGACTTGTTAGTAAGCATACTAAACAAGGATGGTTTTGCTCCCGTATTAACTAATGAAGAGATACAAATAGCCAAACAAATAGAGAAGGAGCAGAATGAATACTTCTTCAATTGTGGTAGACAGTATCAATTAACGGGAGAAGGAACATTTAAGCAAGTTCACAACGAAACTTATGGAGGTCAAGATGAATAAAGCAATATACAAAACCCCATTCGGTCGCCTTGTCAAAAGTCAATTCAAGACGATGCACAACTTCAAGAACGTCTTACGAATAAGCGACCCAACAGCACGACTTTACGTCGCACACCCAGAGCGAATGAGAATTAAAGACTTCAACAACATTTGCCTTCACACAGGTTTGTCACGCGAAGAAGTTTTTTCAACCTTTACACCAACAATCTTAATAAACGAAGAAAATGACTAACGAACAAATAAGACAGCAAATGATCGACATGATACCATTTGCACATATGGAACGATTTGAAACGCTATGGACGATGCTCACTCCTAAATACGAGCGTCTTTCAACAGAACAAATAAAGATTCAACAGGAACTAGAAAACGAACGTGAAGCGTTCTGGAGCGCACTTGAGGACGTTGTTTGTAGCGTGTTAGGCCTTCAATCGCAAACGCTTTACACTCCAACAAGACGACGCGAGATTGTGACAGCGCGACAAATAATTTTCTTCTTGATTCGTCCGTGTTATTTTCAAAGCTTCGAATCGATAGGTAAGCACTACGGCAAAGACCACGCTACCGTTATGCACGGAATCAAACAGGCGACGTGGCAAATCGAAATGGACAGAACCTATCGCGCAACGGTTGAACGCATCTGTGAATTAATGAACGCAATGGGTTATGCTAAACCTATCAAATTTTTCACTAAGTTTGTCGAGCATATCGAGCAACAAAAGGAACTCGAAGCGAAAAGAAAAGCAAAACTTAAATAATCAAACAACTAAAACAATGAAAAGCGACTTAACATTTTGTCCTCACTGCGAAAGCGCAGAACTTGACGAACGAGTGAACACCGTTCTCAACGATCAAAATTTACCAACCTACGAAGAAGCCTACGAACTCATTGACGAAGACGGAGAAATAAAAGTATGTTTTGATTGTCAGGAATGGGACGACGCAGACGACGACGCAAAAGGCGAAGGGTGGGACTAATTAAAACTAAATAACTATGGAAAATAAACAAACAGCGGTTGAATGGTTTCAAGAACAAATAATTAAAATTGTTAATGGAACTTGTGAATTATCAGAAGCTCAGATATTTTTAAAAGCCAAGCAAATGGAGAAGGAGCAGATTATTGATGCTTATTACGAAGGAAAAGAGTATGGATATAAAGAACAAGGTGAACAATACTACAACGAAACTTACGGAGGTACACAATGCTAATTTTACAACTTAAAAAACGAATCGAGATTCTCGAAGCGCAGGTTCAAGAACTATTGAAAGCGCAAACGCAACCCGCTCAACTTCCAGTCACGACGAAAGAAAAAAAGACAGCGTTCGTTAAACCTACCGTTGTTGAAATATACGAATACGCTTGTGAGAAACTAAGCAACGACGACGCGCTTAAATTTACCGAGAAATTTCACGCTCACTACGAGGCGAACGGTTGGAAGGTGGGACGCAACCCGATGAAGGATTGGAAGGCTGCCGTTCGTAAATGGGACTTAACTACCTTTGTAACTACAAACCAACAAACAAAAATCAAAAATGGAAAATTCGATTCAGACGCTGCGCAACGCATCTACGCAGACGCTCACAACTACACAAAGGATTGATCGTGCGGAAAGAGAAAGCGCATTTGTAGCAGACTACGACCTACCTACGTTCGTTAAGTTATGTTCGAAGGTGTGCGCGATGTATGGAATAGCACTTCCCGAAGCGCAGTTACTCCAGATGTTGCACGAGTTCATAGGCAAACACTTTCGTTGGGTTACGTTTGAACACTTCAACCTTGCGTTTGAATTGAACGCAGCGAATGAACTGTCAAAGAAAACCGAACACTTCGGAGCGTTGAGCGTGTCTTTCATTGGTGACGTGTTGACGCACTACAAACCACACAGGGACAAGGCGAACTTACAAATTCAGCGTGAAATAGCGCAATCAATTGAGGAAAAAGCAGAACTAATAAAGGAGAATGAAATGGCGGTAAACGACGATAGCTGGAGACGAATGTTGAAAGAGGACATAGACAGCTTCAAACAAGGCAAATTTACAACCTTAGAATTGCGCGGAGTGTCAATGATGCGTTGGCTCGAAGAAAGTAAGCGTATAACTCTTGAAACATTCACAGAAGAAGAATATCAGTTGTGCAAAGCGAAGGCACGAAAGACAGTCTTCAACGAACAGCAATTGAGCAAAGGAATGGTTGAACGAATGAGTGACCGCAAAAGACAACTACTCAAAGAATCAATTCAGTTCGAAGGGTTGCGTGAGTTGTATAAACTTTATTTGTCAAAGCAATGAATCACGGATCGTTGTTTAGCGGAATCGGTGGCTTCGATTTAGCCGCTGAATGGATGGGGTGGGATAACATCTTTCACTGCGAATGGATGCCTTTCCCACGCAAAGTTTTAAGTCATTATTTTCCAAACTCAATTAGTTATGAAGACATTACAAAGACAGATTTCTCTATTCACAGAGGAACAATTGACATACTCACAGGAGGGTTTCCTTGTCAACCATACTCAAGCGCAGGTAAACGACTTGGGAAAGAGGACGAGCGACACCTCTGGCCGCATATGCTCAGAGTCATTTCAGAAGTTAAACCAACCTACGTCGTGGGCGAAAACGTTCGTGGACTTACTAATTGGAACGGGGGAGTGGTCTTCGAAGAAGTGTGCGTTGACTTGGAAAGTCAAGGGTACACCGTACAACCGATACTTTTGCCAGCTTGTGCCGTCGGTGCGCCACACCGAAGAGATCGTATCTGGTTTATTGCCTACTCCAATGGCTCAATGTTTCGAACAGAAAAACACGGAAGCATACGATGCCAGAATGGAAAGAATGAAAGCAAAAGGACACAAGGAATTTACAATGCCGTTAGACCAGATGGCAATTCGCGGACTACTTCCAACTCCGACAGTATTCGACAGCACAAATGCGAGTGCAACAATGAAGAGCAGTCAAGTCAAAGAAGGTTCGATGCACTCAATGACATTAACAAGAATGTTAAATACTGGAACAACTTCCCAACTCAATCCCCGATTTGTAGCGGAGATGATGGGCTTCCCACCGAACTGGACGGAATTACCTTTTCTAAATGGCGACAAGAATCTATAAAGGGTTACGGAAACGCAATCGTTCCACAGGTTGCCTATGAGATTTTCAAGGTAATTGCTGAAATGGACAGGTTAGAAAAACTACAATTAAAACTATTTTAATGCAACCATATAAACCCGAATACCTGCCGCGTCAAATTGAAGCCTTGAACTATTTAGCCACTGATTCGCAAGTTGAACAGTTGTTGTACGGTGGCGCGGCAGGGGGTGGGAAGACTAAGTTCGGTTGTATGTGGCAAATACAGCGACGTTTGAAGTACGCAGGGACGCGTTCTCTTATTGGACGAAGTAAATTAGATACGTTAAAAAAGACAACGCTCAACACCTTCTTTGAAACAGCGCGTGAGTTTGGATTGGTTGCTGACAAACACTACACCTATAACGGACAAACGAACGTAATTAAGTTCTTTAATGGAAGCGAAATTGTATTAAAAGACCTGTTCGCTTATCCTTCAAATCCAAACTTCGATTCACTTGGATCGTTGGAAATTACCGATTATTTTATAGACGAGGTAGCAGAGGTAACAGAGAAAGCCGTGAACATCGTTCACTCTCGTTGTCGTTATAAGTTGAACGAGTTCGGGTTAATTCCCAAAGGCTTCTTATCGTGTAATCCGTCGAAAGGTTGGTTGTACAATGAGTTCTATATGAAGAACAACCGCAACGAACTACCTTCACACCGTGCCTTTGTCCAGGCGTTACCGCAGGACAATCCTTTCCTTCCTGTTGCTTATATTGAATCGTTGCGTCGCCTTCCCGAATACGACCGTAAAAGACTTTTAGAAGGGAACTGGGAGTTTGACGACGACAGCGACAAGTTGTTTAACACGGAGAATCTTCTTCGAATGTTTAGAAACGAAGTAATCAATGAAGGAAAGAAATACATAACAGCCGATATTGCGCGTTTTGGGAAGGACAGAACGATTATTATTGTATGGGAAGGTCTAACTATCATCGATATAATTGAGTTGAATAGAGCAGGAATTGACGAGGTTGTAAATAAGATACGCGTTGTGATGAAAGAACATTCAATTCTTCTTCAAAATGTTATCTGTGATGAGGACGGAGTTGGTGGGGGAACGGTCGATTTTCTGAAGTGTTTAGGATTTCAGAATGGATCTAAACCAAAACACCCACAATACCAAAACTTAAAGAGCGAATGTTACTATAAGTTGGCGCAATACGTTGAGGAAAACAAAGTAACGATTCTATCCAGTACGCGCAAAGAACAAATCGTTCGTGAATTAGAAATGATTAAGCGACACCGCGCAGACGTTGACGGTAAATTGCAAGTCACACCGAAGGACGTTATCAAGAACCGCGAAGGTATTTCTCCAGACGTTGCAGACGCGATAATGATGAGAATGTACTTTGAACTCAATCCTTCTTATGGACAATATGTTGTTGGATAAAAAAATAAAATTATGATAATAGGATGGTTTAGTTGTGGTGTTACTTCGGCTGTTGCTTGTAAGTTAGCCATTGAAGAATATGGAAAAGAAAATGTACGCTTATTTTACATTGAAATAGACAGCGCACACGAAGATAACGAACGCTTTATAACGGATTGCGAAAAGTGGTTGGGTGTCAAAGTAGAACGCAGGCGTTGTAAAAAATATAAAGACCAATTTGAAGTCGTTGAAATAGCAAAATTTGTTAATTCCCCAACAGGCGCAATGTGTACGAAAGTTCTAAAAAAAGATGTTCGCAAAGCAATCGAAAAAGAATTTGAATACGAAGGACAAATCTTTGGTTTCGAATACGATAAAAAGGAAATCAATCGAGCAATTCGATTCGCACAACAATACCCCCAAGCGAAACCAATAACTCCATTGATTGACCGTAAAATGACAAAACAGCAATGTGCTGAATTGCTTTTATTCAATGGAATTAAGTTGCCTAAAATGTATGAATTAGGTTTTCACAACAATAACTGTATTGGTTGTATTAAAGGTGGTAAAGGTTATTGGAATCATATACGCAAACACTTTCCTCAACATTTTGAAAGAATGGCAAAAGCAGAAAGAATAGCAGGTCATTCGTGCATTAAAGAAAAGTTCCTTGATGAATTAAAACCAAATGAAGGAAAGCACGAACCACCTATTGTTCCAGATTGTGGAACATTCTGCGAGATAGAATTTGCTGATATAATTGATGCAAATACTGAAAAAGTTTTCGCAGGATACACTACATTCAAACAATTAAACCTATTTTAGCATAATGAAACAAACACCACTATACGAGTCTTTAAAAATGACTTACGACCGCGAACGCGAAATTGTTAATTCACTCGCGAACTACTTTCAACAAGGAAAGATTCTTGGAGACATCCTTCTGGAACTTTCACAACGGAAAGACTTAAACGCGAAAGAGAAAATCTATCTTGCGCTTATGATAGGTTCAATGATGTCTAAACCGAATCAAGATGGCGCAGAGTAAAACTAAAAAAGGTATCTGCGTGTACTTGCACAAAGACCTGTGGAACGAGATAGACGAGAAGCGAGGTGAGAATAGTCGCAACACTTTCTTAAGTGAAGCAATACAGTTCTCAATGAAGTTCTACGTTCCCGAATCTAAAGTAAAACACTCAGAACAAACGTCGACAAAATAGCGACGGTTGACGTTACGACTAAAGCGCGGTTTCTGCGCTTTTTTTGTTTCTCCAATTTCTTTTTATCAGACGTTAGGTTGTTAATTTCACCCTGTAACACATCGGTTTTTTGTTCATAAGCCTCAACCGTTTCTTGTAAGTTGTTTACTTTTTCTCCTTCGATGTTGATTTGTTCCTTCAAGTTGTTAATGACCAACGAATCAGCGGCAATAACGCTATCACAGGAGTTCACCAAAGTGATAACATCAACGCGATTAATAGTATCTCGAACAATAACAATATCACGAGTTCTTTGATAGGTGGTCTTGGCTTTAGATTGAGCGTCTTCATAGGTTCTTAATTCTTTATAAAGTTCAATTTGTTCTTGAAGTAAGCGGTCGTACTCACCAGCGTTGTAGTTAATGATGCTATCTTGTTTTTGTACTTCAACGTGTACATCTTTTGGCTCTTTCTTTCCGAACCAATGCCAACAAACAACCGTCCAAATGGTGGTTGTACCAATGAGCAACAAAGCAATTGCAAGTATATTCTTTCTCATAATATCTGTCCTTCGTGTATTCGTAAATTCTTTACGCTATAATTTCCATTCGTTCCTTTCTCAACGATAGCGAAGCCGTGATTGTACTTCGAATACGGATTGTAGTCGGGACTGAGTTCGCTTAAACAACCGACACCCCAACACGTTATGAATTTTCCGTTAGCGTCGCGCTCGTTGTGTTCTGCTGTTTGGTGGTGATGTCCGCAAAGCGCGGACACCTTCGTCTTCATAAACAACCCACGCGCAACGTTTACCGAAGGAAGGAATTGTTTTCCGAATTCGTGACCGTGAAAGATTGAAAGTTTGCCGATGTTCAGTTTGCTCTTTCCGTCAATCCACGTTATATTGTGTTTATCGAGATGACACAAAGACGAAAAGTCGAACGCGTCAATGTCGAATAGTTCTGGTGCTTTAATTCGCATATATCTCCAATATCTTTCCTCGTGGTTGCCTTCCTTATAATAGATGTGTGCTGAAGGAAACTGACCGCGTAACGTATCTACAAACTGACGCATCGCGTATAACTCGTCTTTGAATTTTCTTTTACGTGGATCCTTAACGAAGTCGCTAATCATATGACAATCTAACGCGTCACCATTTAGAATTACCGCGTCGCACCCTTGACGAATACCTTCATTGATTGCAACGCTCAAAGCGTCGTTATCTTGGTAAGGGATGTGGATGTCGCAAAGGATTAAGAACTTCGTCCCTTTCAATTCAACGTGTTTGCGTTTCTTCGCGTAAGACTTTGGAAGTATAAAAGGATTCAATGGTCGTGGCTTCGCGTCGTATAAAGATTTATCGGTAGTATTCTTTCTGTCTTGCTTTCCTTTCTGACCACGAATGATTCGAACAAATAATCTTGCGTGTTCTGCGTCTTTATATACCTCTGGATATTCAGCGAATAGTTTCTTCGCGAGAGTTAGCGAAGGTGTTTCTTTGAACTTTGAACATACTTCTTCAGCTATTGTCCTCGCTGCTGTTTTCGGTGTTGCCATTCTTTTGT